TGCTACCACGCCTGTCTTCTGTTGCCATAGACAGTGACGAAGGTATATCTATCACACTGAATGTCGATGGTGAACTATCGAAGCTAATAGACGCTATGTAATGAGAAAGAAGAAGCTACAAAAGAAGTACGATAAGCTAAAGGAAAACCACGATATGCTTGTTGACGACCTGTATACTATGCTCAAAGGAAGTTTCTCAGATAAGTGCATAGTGAAGCTGAAGTACGAAATGTTCATGGCAGTTGAATTAGCAGCAATGTCAGGTGACGGTACATCAAATAAGCCTAATGGACTTCACTGAAGTATTTAAGAAAACGGCTATCGCAGCACCTAAGTACAAGGTGATATGCAACTATGGTGGGAGTAGTAGCAGCAAGACTATCAGCACGTTACAGTACGCTACCATCAAGATGATTAAGAACGCCAACCTACTAACTACGTTAACAGCCGAAAGCCTACCTGTGATAAAGAAAACCGTTCTAAAGGATTGGAAGAAGCACGTAATGAAAGGGTTGTGGCAAGATAAGCGGTTCAATAAGACCGATATGATATACACCTTTCCATCAGGTAGTCAGTTCCAGTTCGTCCCTGCTGATGACGAATCAAGGTTTCATGGTATGAGACAGGACTTCGCCCTGATGGATGAAGCCTACAACTGTTCTAAGAAGGTGTTTGACCACTTGGACATCCGTACTGAGTACAATATATTCCTTACGTGGAATCCTACATCGGACTTTTGGGGCAGGCATCTTGATGTTCGTAGTGATGTTAAGATGATACACAGCACCTACAAGGACAATCCGTTTGTATCTGAAAGCATTAAGTCATCACTGGAAATGAGAGCGCAAACAGACAGAGAGTTCTACCTAATCTATGTCCTTGGACAGTACGGTACGCTTAAAGGTCTTATCTTCAAGCAAGGCGAAGACTGGGATTTCACTGATGACTTCCCTGAACATGGCAGGGTCATGCACGGCCTTGACTTTGGGTACACGCATCCTACTGCGTTGGTAAGGGTAGCTGACTGGGATAACAAGTGGTGGTTGGATGAACTCATATACAAGTCACATTTGGTGAACATAGGAAGCACACATCCATCTATACAGACAGAACTAACCACGTTGGGCATCACCCATGAAGACATCATAGCTGATAGTGCATCACCAACAGCTATAAGGGAGTTGCAAGGGGCAGGCTATCGGGTCTACCCTGCTATCAAGGGAAAGGATAGCATAGTCACGGGTATCAAGCTACTGAAGTCCAAGCCAATGATGATAACAAGGGGTAGTATTAATCTTGTTAAGGAACTAAGGAACTACAAGTGGGCGTTAGATAAGAGTGACAATGAAACAGGTAAGCCCGTGGACAACTGGAATCATATACTTGATGGGTCACGTTACAGCACAACGCAGTTATCTCTTGCACGGGAATTGTGGGTGCTTTCGTAGTGATATGGACACATACTACCTTAAACACGTTAAACGTCCCCACGCCATCCGTACAGACCTTACAAGGGTATTTTAAGAGGCGTGTCGGATGTTAAGAAATATTCCTTAGTTTTGCTTGCTGTAACACCAACTATCCAGTTATGGCGTCAATAATTGAATCCCTAATAGGCAGATTCTCTGCTAATACAAGGCGAAACATCTATGTTTACGCCAATAATGTACCACAACAACAATCATTCGAGTCACGTGACTTCTCCCAGTTAGCTTCGCTATACACTACATTGGTGGAAATCAGAATAATTGAGGACTACGTATCCAATGCTATAAGCAAGATACCAGTGAAGGTGATGAAAGGCAATAGGGAAGTCAAAGGAATGACACCCTTGCATCTACTCATTGACAAGGCGAATCCCACACAATCATGGCAGGAGGTATCTAAGGAAGCCCTTGTATGGTTTGGATTGACGGGTAACTTGTTTCTGACTATGCAGGATGAATACTTCTACTCACTCAGTAGTGCTGAAATGAAGATAAACCTTGGTCTACCTGTTCACCTCCCCGAATACCAGAACTACATCCAAGGGTATTCCATAGAGACTATGGGTGAATACTACGACCTACCAATAGATACGGTGTTCCACATGAAGACATCCCAACTCAACAGTGCCAATGGTATGTGGGTATGGGGTAGTTCACCGTACAGTGCAGCCATACCGAACATCGAGACCCTTGAAGCTAACTATTCAGCACGGGTAAGCATGATTCAGGACAGGGGTGCGTTGGGAATCCTTACGAACAAATCACAGATACCTGATAAGGCGGCAACCAAGGAGGTACAGGACGCTCTATCCGAATACGGAATCACCAAGGGTAAGAAGAAGTACATCGCTACCCCCGAACAGTTGGAGTGGCAACAGATGTCGCTCAACGTTGAAGAACTTAAACTCATTGAACAGTTAGGAACGGACTTCGCCAAGCTATGTCAGCTACGAGGTATCGACCCTGTTATCTTCAGTGCAGAGAACTCCACCTATGCGAACCAGGCTGAAGCCGAGGTAGGCACACTCAAACGTGCTATCGTACCCGTGGCAACGCAGTTCTATGGTAAGCTGGAGGAATTTACCAAGCAACACTTCAGTGGCCACTACTTCGCCCCTGACTTGGAAGCTATCCCTGAGTTACAGGAATTAGGAACAGAACAATCAGCTAAGATAATCAGTGAGGTGCAAGCGGGGCTGTTGACCAAGGAACAGGCAATGGAGATACTGTACCCTGATATGACCTTTGAAGGTGAATCAGAAGAAGAAACAAAAGAACGTATGAACAATCAGTTCACGCAAGCACGTGAAGAAGCTGATTTAAAGGAGGCTGTCAATGAATAACCAGACATATCAAACGAAGTTCGCTGAGTATCAGTTGAAAGACTACGATAAGGATGGTACTGTCATCATAGTACCTGCATCGTTCGATGGCATAGACGTACAGGGTGACATCACTCTGAAGGGGTCGTTTGCCAAGACCAATAACGATGGCTTTGGAAGGTTGAGATACCTGTACAACCATGACACCACACGTAAGAACGGAGAGCCGTTGGAAGGTTGGGAAGACAACGAAGGGTGGATAGTCAAGGCGGTGCTGAATCTTAACAAGGAAGACGGGAAGAACACATACGAAGACTACAAGCTTGCAGGCGAATACAAGCGTACAGTAGAACATTCATTTGGTGGTTATGCTATCAAGACCGATGGTAAGCCACTGAACAGGAAAGACCCATTGCAGAACCCACGTAGGGTAAGCGAATGGTTCGTCAAAGAGATATCATACATACCAGCGTGGGGAGCGAATCTCAATACACCTATGTTGGCAATCAAGTCCGCCTGCGATGTCAGGTTCTTGGACTATTGTATTGAGAAAGGTAATTATACCGATGAAAGGTTTGAACTCCTTACAGCACTACAAGTCAAAGCAGCAACGATGCACTTTGATGAACCAGCAGCCGATGTTGAAGACTTTCTTAAATTGTTAAACTTTTAAAATCTATTAACATGGATAAAGAATTAACCGCCGCTGAGAAGATGGCAAAAGAAATCAATGATAGGTTAGCTGGTTTTCAGGAATCTATCACCAAGTCAGCATCCAAGGATGCACTTGACAGTTTGATACTTGATATGAAAGAGTATCAAACGAAGAACGCTGATAACCTGACCGAATACCAGACCAAGTTTGGTGATTTGGAACAGCGTATCAAAGGGATGTCCGACACCTTGTCGAAGATGCCACAAACAGGTAACGAAGGACGTACCAAGAACCTTGCTACTGCTATTTATGAGCAGTTCAAAAGCGAAGCTTGGGACGCACACCTTGAACGTAGAGCAGAAGGCGAAAGCCCTGTGATGCAGTTGAAGGATATTACTTGGGGAGCGATTGGTGCAGGTGGAACGAACGATGTCGTTCATAACTTCATGCCTTTCCAAATCCCTATCTACCCGTTTGAAGAGCCTGTAGATATGCGTTCAATCGTACCTTTGGGTACTTGCGACACAGGTAGCCTTGACTACCCCCAGGAGAAGGTTTATACCGATGGTATGAAGCCAAAGCCTGAGACTGGTGCATCAGATGAAACTGATATCACATTTGAAATGAAGGTTGAGAACGCCCACCGTATTGCCACTTTTGCAGAGGTTTCACGTAGAGCGTTGCGTAACACACGTTGGTTAGCCAACTACATCGCACAACGCTTCATGGACAAGTTCGTGAAGGTGTTGAACACACAGGTGCTTGTTGGTACAGGCGTTGGTGACAACCTTACAGGGTTGAACACTATTGCCACTTCTTACACACTTGCACAACCGGGGTATGTTGATACCATTCCAGCGGGTGAAAGTACTTTGTGGGATGCTATCCTTGCGCTGAACTCACAGTTGTATCTGAAGGCTAACGTGTATGCAAATGCACTGTTTGTTAGTCCTCAAACACAGTTTGGGTTGACAGTACAGAAAGCTACAACCAGAGAGTTTGCCTATGATGGTGTTATCGTTAAGGTAGATGAAATGGGTATCTGGAGAGTTAACGGCATTGCGATGTTCGTAACCAAAGATATTCCTGTAGGAGAAGTTCTGATGGGTGTTATTTCATCTTCAGTACTTGAACTCCTTTCCAATGGTGGTATCACAATGGATACTACACAGTCCCACGCAAGCAACTTTACCGCAAGTATGGTTGCCTTTAGGTTTGAAACTGATATTTTATTCCCCGTGTACCGCCCTGTAGCCTTTATCAAAGGTGTACTTTCAGCCGTACAAGGTGACATCACTTCAGCATAATATAAAGCATTATGAAGGTTCAAGTTTTAAAGATGGTAGGTCAAACGGGTTTCCGACCCATAGGTACTGAATATGAAGTACCTTACAACGTAGGCATGAGGATGTCGAAGTTGGGGTTCGTTAAAGCCAAGCGTAAACCTCCCAAAGCAAAAAGTAAATAGATATGACTTACTTTGTTAATGAAGACCAGTTTATAGGGATGATATCCATTGAGTTTGAAGATGGAAGTTATTTCGATGATTTCGCAGGACAGTGGGAGCAGTCTTTTTTCATTAAGGTATTTGGTGAAGACTTATGGAAGGCTTTCGTGGCCACCCCTGATGACCCATCAATGGCTACTTTGAAGGACGTATGTTCAAAGCTGTTCAGATGGTTCTTTTACTTCGACTATGTGATTTACTCACAGTCTTACCAGACGACTATCGGAGCGATGGAATCTGAATCTGAGAACGCTATGCGTGACAAACAGATGCGAAACCATAAGGCTGTGAAGTCATGGAACATGGGTGTAGACACTTATCCAACAGCATACAAGCTGTTGGAGGGTGACACCACCTACAAGCCATTGCTTATTGATGAAGTAACCATAGAACGTCAAAACGTTTGGGCAATATGAACGCTATAGATGCCATACAAGAGGTCGTTGACCATATAACTAAGCCGTTTGCAGTAGTGCAATCAGGTGTGACTTTCACAACCACTGAGTTCAATAGAGTTTGGGTAGGTGCGTGGGTTGAACTGATTGGTGCTAATGAGAACAAAAGGTATCAGGTTGTCCATGTCAGCAAGCCAATAGGTAAGACGCTTATTGAGTTAGATGCTGCCAGTTTAGATGGTGGCGTTGACAGTATGGCACTGTTGCTTGATTTTCAGTTCGGGCATTATAAGGAAATACAACAGACACTTGCAGAACAAGTTAAGGATACGGAATGGAAGTCCAGACTATATCCTAAGTTGTTACTGTTTTTGGATATTGAAGAAGATTGGAGTGAGGTGGTGGAAACATCGCTGAACCTTGCTATCGTAACCAATACCAAGAAAGAGTGGAAGGCGGCAGACCGTAAGGTTAAGTCCTTTGAGGTCACACTGCACCCGTTGTTTACCTTAGTGATGAATGAACTGGACTTGGCTCATGGCATCACCATCGAACCTCCACCAACCTTTAGGAAGTGGGATAGGTACTTTTGGGGTAGCCAACTAACGCCCGATAAGAACGTGTTTGCTGCGATGCTTGACGCTGTTGAGATACTTGACCTTCAGGTGATTATTGATAAAGATTTATGTAACGATTTTAAAAGATAATATATTATGAGTGAAATGTGTAAAGAATTAGCGAATTTGGGTGCAAGCCCTTGCGCTTTCCCGTTAAAGATAGCACGTAGACTTGTCTTCGTGCCTCTATATAAAAATAATAGAACTAAGAACGGCTTGACGCTTGACGAAGTAGAAGTACTTCAGAACTGGCATGACAATTTTGATAGTTACGTGCCACTGAACAAGTACTACGTGCTTCCTGTTATGGAGAACGTCACTGATGAACGTGGTGACACAGAGTTCTTCACGTGGGAGAGTGGTTTGAAAGCCCGTATCCAGCAAGGTGTCAGAACCTTCACAGGACTTATACCTAATGAATGGCCATCGTTGCTTGGTAAACTCCAAGCGTGGGAAGGCCAGAAGTTTGGTGTTTATATTGTGGACAAAGCAGGTGCTATTGTGTTCAACTATGGACTTGACACTAATGGTGTTCCTATGGCATATCCTATACCAGTCGATGGTAACAGTTTCGATGCGAAGCTTATCAAAGCAACGTATTCCGACCCTGGTTCGATTATGGTGCAGTTTGACTTTGATGCTGATGTGAATGATAAAGACCTCTATCTTATAGGAGACCTCGATTTTGACCCACGTACAGGTGACTTCTATTCACCAACAGATGTATATGGTGATGACGACACTCCTAATGGGTGGGACACGCTTAACACTGTATATACGGTCAAGTTGACATTGGACTATGGTGTACCTGCAAGTGGTTTTGATGACCCTACTTTCTGGGTTTACGAGAATGATGCACCACCACCAGCGGGTGATGATGCCGTTGTTACTACTGTCACTGAAGTTAAGGGCTTATATACCGTAACGTTGGATAAGGCAGGCGAGATAAATGGTTACGTGTCATTTGCACCACCTAAGTATACTCGTTTTGACGGTGTGAAGATTGACTAATGTTCACCTATCAACAGATAGAATCTATCCATAGAAAGGTGTCTTCAGTAATAGAGCGTAACACCAAGGATTTAATTCCTGACTTAATACGTGAACGCTTATTTACTGAAGGTACTTATTCTGATGGTACTCCTATAACTACATTCCATGCACAGCCTCCTTTAGTGTATTCATCAGCAACGGTGGGTATCAAAAAAAGTAAAGGACAGCCTACAGACAGGGTGACGTTAAAGGACAGGGGTAAGTTCTATTCAACTATCAAAGTCAGTTACCAACAGGACGGCTTCACCATAGATGGTGATACGGACAAGTTTTCAGATAGCGTTGAGACTGAAGGTATCTTGGATTTAACTGATAACGATTTTGTTCTTATAAAAGATGTAATACTTGATGATATACGTGAAGGCATTAAAGAAGCACTATCAGTATGATATTTAAGAAGAAACATAAGACTGTTTATTACACATCGTTGGATGACCTACCTATATGGAATTGGGATAGGCTACATAAGACCAATGACTTTAGGTATATCTGTAAGGAAGGATTACCAAATGCAGAAGCTATGTTAGTGTACAAGGAACTAATGTATTCATTTGACAAGTTGAGCCTTCCATTGTTACGTGCAAAGCGTGACATCCTTGTAAGGGTAATTGACCTTGTTATCCCTATAATCAAAGAATCAAAAGATAAGCAGAAGATTAAGAACGCAGGGGTTATCCTACGTGCTATCGCATTGAGTGGCGAACATTCAGATTGGTTGTTTGAGGTTAACTTCACTGAAACGTCTAATCAAAAGCAGTTGCTATCGTTATTGGCAGTAGCTATAAAGAAATCGGAAAGCATTAAGCCCTTGGTGAGTGATGCTGAACAGACGTTGAATGAAAAGGTAGTTTATATCGAACGGGCTTTGAATGTTAACATTGATATCAAGTCAGATAGTGTTAATCTATTTATGGAATATCAGAAACAAGCTGTAGACCTTATAAACAAACAGAAACGTGGCTAATAAAATAAAATATACAGACCTTATTGAATCAGGTGCTATTGACAGGCTCATTGATGAATTGCGGGATTTAAGGAAGGAAGCCCAAAAGAATCCATTAGGTAATGGTAAGGATGTAAAGAAGTTTAATAAAGCCCTTGAAAGTACTGTTAAGATTACACAGGACTTAGTTGATATTCAGACTGAAGATAATAGTGTATTAAAAAAACAGAAAGAAGAACTTGCTGATTTAACCCAGTCTTACAGAAAATTAACAAAAAGTGAAAAAGCTAATATCAAAGAAGTTGATAAGCTAACTAAGAAAATTGATACACAGGATAAGCAACTAAACAGGCATAAACAACAGCTTGATAAAACAAGGAAGAAAGGTGATAGTGTAGGGAAGTCATTCCTTTC